GCTCTTTAGCTAGTTGTGCTCTTGATATAGCCATTATTTATCTCCTTATGCTAAACCAGCACCTTTCTGTCCCATAATGTGATTTTGTATCACACACAGTACATTGGTGTTAGCCGATGAAACATCGTCGTTATCGGGATCCTGAGATATATCGAGTGCTTTCAATGGCAACGTAGCTGTAGTAGCTCCAGTTGTCACGTCTAGCTCTGCGTTAGATATTCCAGACGAAGTATCGCCAACTGGTGATCCATCAACAATGTCGAAATTTCCGAACAAGTCAGCAACAGGCATAGCTGCGTCTGCTTGTACTTCAAAGACAACATTAGGATCATCAATGACGCTTGCAATTATATCCGAGGCAGCAATGCTACCAGGATAATGATTTTTGAATACTTGCTCGCTTGTGGTTGGATCGGTGTATTGAACTCCATTAAACACGCCGACAATCGGAACAGTTCCAGTTGCGGTATGTCTGCCTATTGTTCCAGCTGTTAGTTGAGTAACTAAATCACCTTGAAATATAGGTGTAGTAGCACCACTAGCAATTCTGTATCTGGATTGTCCTCCAGAGTAAGGTGCTCCGCCCATCATGCGAACAGGTTTACATCCAAATGCGCTATTATTATTAGCCATAAGATATTCTCCTATTTATGATTGTTACTTTTTCCCAAAAGTAACATTAGATCTTCTATCAGCGTCATATTTCACATATCTGCTATCTTTTTTAGATTCACTAAACATAGTATTGTCTAATGCCTCTTTTTTCATCGCAGTTTGATCCTCATAATAAGCGTTACGCTCATTTTTTGTTTCAACAGGAATTTTCGCTAATAAAAGTCCTTCACTATAAACTAAGCCAGCATGTCTTCCAGAGTCAGCAGTTGGAAACTCGTATTCTGCTGGAAGGTCGGTACCCCTTACGAGCTCCCATCCTTCTCTAATACGCCTTGCCACATTTGCTTTATCTTCCTGTCCCAACATGGATTCTCTTATCCAACGATATTCGTACCCTTCTGGTGGTTCTGGAACCTCTAGTTTTCTTACCGGCCTCCATGGTTTTCTGCGAGTGTTATTATCGTGAGACTCGGATTCACGGGATATTCTGGTTTGCACGTTTTCGTTAATTTCTTCTGTCATTTTGCCTCCCTTGTTGCTAGTTTTTGTTTTTCTTTAGCGACAGATTTCAACCACGCCTCATCTGACATGCCGTGTGGTTTCAATCCTTGTAGAGTTTCGACTTCGGATTTACTAAAACGTACGCCGTTCTCTTTGCCCTGTGTTTTTTGTCGACTGCCTACGGCAGCTGAGGCGACTCTTTGCACAGCGGGTCGGTCCTCATTTTGCTCAACATTATCAGATCTAAGATCTGGATAAACTTTATATATTCTGTTATTTAACTCATTGTAGTAATCATCAGAGTCTAAATCGTAACCTTCATAAGCCAACGTATTGTGAACGTGTTGGGCCCAAGCAGTAGCCTCCATGTTCTCGTTAAACCATGGATTTTTAGATGCCCAAGCTAAAGCCTCTTTAGTTGGTTGTACTATTTGCTGTTGTTGCTGTAAATCAGGTTGTGTTACAACATTTTGAGTGGAGCTTGTGTCAGCTATCTGTTCTTGTTTTTGTTTAGCAAGCCTTACTTTTTCTTTTTGTAAAGCTACCTCACTTTTCAAAGTATCAGCTTTGGACATCAAAGACGCATCGCCAGAGCTAACCGCTTTTTCATAAAGATCGTTGGCCTCTCTCTCTTTAGATTGTACGTTCTCCTCTTCTTTTTCTAATAAAGTTCTTTGCGCTTGCGCTGCTT